GATGTACTTGAGCTCTTGACCCAATAAGTACATCGTACTTTTTACCATGAATATGATATTTACCATCTGAGGATTTATGTACGCGTCTCATTTATAATTAATGGTGAGAAAATAATTACTAAATCTCAAAAATTATTTTTAATCCCAGTGCCTCCAGTACCCACTAATCTACCAAATTGTGGATCTACATAATTTCTACGAATGATCTTTTTTGACCCCCTTATTTGTGCACTCCTAAATGTATTCCCTAATCGTTGACCATATGGTATTGGTGCTAAATAAGGGTTCTTTGTACTATTCTTAAATCCAGGAGTTAATGTATTATTTAAACATACTGATCTTGAGGAACAACCAACATTCGTACTTCTAAATCTTGGAGTATTCATATTTTTTGGTTTAACATTACTACTTTGTACTAATAATCTTGTTTGTAAATTTGTAATTTGTTCTCTAGTAACTGGATATAAATTTTGATGTTTATAACCTATTATATCTTCCAAATAAATTCTATCTCCTTCGGGATCGTCTTCTTTTTCATAATAATATACATTATCGTTTTCATAAACTCCTATATTATATTTTTCCAATCCCCAATTCTCTCCATTGTAAAATTTCAACCAAAATATTTCAGCGGGCCATACCTCTGGATAATTACTCATATTGCGTGTTATATCTGTATCATGCCACTTGAATTTTCCATTCCCAAAACTATTTACAGTAATAAATTCTATTATCCCTTTTAACATTAAGTCATATTTATCACAATTGGCATTCCTAGATTGGTTCTCAATATTTGGATTTATAATTTTTATCTTTTCAACTGATGATTCATCAAATAAATTTTCTAGATGATATAACGGTGACTCTACATATACTGTATCATTTTTCATAAATTTAATTTTATTAAATATATTTGTATATGATATTTCTTTAATGGGTGGGGGTGATATGAAACCATTATTATCTAAAAGACCGTCTTTTGGGGCATCAGATGGTGTTGGAAGTGTATATGATGAATTATTAGGAGGTGTATATCTTTTCCTAACTTTTACTGAATTATTAATAGTATAATCATATGACATATATATTAATATATCACTATAATTTTTAAGTTATTAGATTATTTAAGTCTATAGACACGCCTAATTCTTTCTTTATATTATCGTAATTTTTGATCTTATGATTTGCAGATATTCCTCCCATAATTTCTTTTATCATTTCCATATAAGACTCTGTACCCTCTTCTGTTGTATTCCATGTTGGATGAATTGTCTCCCATTCTTTAATCTTCTGAATTTGTTTTTGTGTAATAGATTCTATAGTTTGATCTACTTTTGCATGAGAACTATCTTTCTCCCATTGATTATCATCTTTTACATAGAACTGTAATTTTTTTTTGTCACTGCAATGTATTGGTCTATCAGTTGGATTTAAATCTTGTAAATTTTTTACAAAAATATTTGTTATACCTTTGATATATCCATTATCTCTAGTATATAATAAATCTTCTAATGATAAGTGTAATGAATTTACAAAATCTGTTATGTTCATTGCATTCTTACATTCTTCATTTAAAAAGAAATTTATCTGCATATTATTAACAGTGTTATTTGTTGTATTAGTTGTATTACCTACTTTTGCTACCAAGTTATTTAAGGTTTCTTGTTGAGTCTCTATCGTTTTTTTTAACAGGTTTTCTAATGATGCAATCTGATTTCTTTGCTGTTCAACTATAGTTGTATCAGTTTCTAATATAGAATTTTCTTCTGATAATATTAATTTACATTTAGTTTTATGTCTAGACAGTCCTGAATAATATTTGTATACTTTACCACATATACATGTATGTTCTTCTTGTTTTGGAATACTCTCTTCAATGCTCGGGTTAAATGATAGTTGTATTGTTCCATTTTTTATACTAGCATTTCTAGTATGTTTTTTTGTCAAAATATGTTTGTTCCAATCATATTTATTTCTTGTACTATAATTACAAGAATTACAAGAAAAAATTGTTTTTGTCATAATATATACTATTATTTTATTTTTTTAAACCTTTTGTCCTGCTGCGATATTTTGCTAAATTTGTCGCCAAAATGTTATCATTTTTTGGATAATGAAGTAAATGTCGCCATTTTATATTTTTAGATTTACTACCATAATGTCTAAGGGTAAATAATAAATTAAAAAATGGCGATTTTTTTTGTTATCATTTGTTATCATTGCAATATTTGACGTTGTTGATTCTGAAAAGGCAATTTTAGTGCTCTTTTTTCAGTCCTACATAACCTCCCTACATATTTTTCAACTCTTTGATATTTCGTCTTTACCACGTCTTAACGTTTTAACTTTTTTGTCGTTTTTTATTGTTGATTCCAGTAGATTTAATTTTTTCAGTATTAATTTTCTCTATTTTCCTAATCAAGGATTGTTTTAATGTTAATTAATAAAATTGATTTGAATTTTATGAATATCAAATTTCACAATATTATTATAATACAACAATGAGACTAAGATCTGGAAGAATAACCAACAAATGTGGTATATGTAGAGAGTATTTTGGAAATCCAAAATGGAATAATAAATGTTCTACTTGTTCTGGTATATCAAGATTTAAATCATCCGTATGTTTTGATGATCCCATATTTCAAGAGAATTTACAAGAATGGCTTGATTCAAAATTAATAGAAAAAGCTATGGAAAATGTATTAATTCATGCATGTAGAAATTCAGATCCAACTGATAATACTGATTTCCCATTGTTACGACAAGTATTACTTGTTATAAAAATGAATGATAGATATATCAGTGCTGAATTAGCAGAAAAATTATGTAGAAGCATTGGAGTAGATACATATAACAAATCACAATTAATTTTACAGTTTGTTGCTGATTGGTGGAATATGAAAAATTATAAATTTACTAGTGGCGAAATGTGTTATTTTGGTAGATTTGGAGATATACATACATTTCGTGAAGAAATTAAATCTATACCACCACCGCCTCCTAATTCTGCTCCTGAATCAAGATATAGAATATAAAAAATTGATTATAATATCATATATTTATGATATTATAATATGAGTTTTATGACATCACCAATCCAATTTTTCTCAAGAATGTTATTAGAGCTAGTAGCATTTATATTGATAACTTTAATCCATGTATTTATAAATTTACTCAAACTTTATTATATCAAGAGAATCTTCCAGATCTTTTGGTAATATCTCATTTATCTCTTTATACGTAATTGTTTCATTTTTAAGTAAGCTGTTAGCTATAGATATTACATATTCCTTATGAGTTGTTAATGTAGATATGACAAAATTTTCTATTTTATCTGTAATTAATTTACATTCATCAAACATAGCGTCATTCATATTTTCACCGATCTGACCCATTGAATTTGGATTAAGTGCTCCGATTTTTTTATTCATTCCCCAACTACAAGAATAATTGTATATCAAAGATGATACTTTCTCTATATCATCTGCTGCTCCATTACTAATATTTCCATAAATCACTTTTTCTGCACTGCGTCCACCTAGACATACTGCAATCATAGATAGAATTATCTCTTCTGTATGTATTTTTTGATCAATATTTTTTTGTTGACTAAAACCTAATGCTGCTTCTCCACGAGGAATAATACTAACTTTTACAGGATGAGTACAATCTTTTAATAAATATCCCATTATTGCATGTCCAGCTTCATGATGTGAAACCCTTTCTCTTTCTAATTTATTCATAGTTCTCTCACGTTTTTCTCTACCAATCATAACTTCATCTATTGCTTTTTGTATATCATCTTCTGTAACACTACCGGTTTGTCTATTTTCTTGAATAGCATTTATTTTAGTCTGATTACAAATAGAGGCAATATCTGCACCTGTTAATCCAGCACTGCGTTCAGCTAAAATACTAAAGGATAAATTATCTTGTATAGTAACATCGTCTAAATAAAGTTCAAACATTGCTTTACGCTCTTTCAGGTTTGGTGGATCAAAATAAACTTTTTTATCAAACCTTCCAGATCTAGTTAATGCACTATCCAGACGTTTTACTAAGTTGGTTGCAGCAAAAACCATTATATTATCGGATTCAGTAAATCCATCCATTTCAACTAACAATTGGTTTAATGTACTATCTCGTTCTGAGTTACTATCCCTTCCTCTATGACCACCTACGGCATCTATTTCATCTATAAAGATAATACATTTTTTTTTTGATCTAGCTCTTGCAAATAACTTACGTACTCTAGAAGCTCCTACTCCAACATACATCTCAACAAATTCAGAACCAGACATACTTTCTATTGGTATATCTAGATTATTAGCTATTGTTTTAACAAGTAATGTTTTACCTGTTCCAGGTGGTCCTGCTAATAAAATACCCTTAGGTACATTTACATTCCAATCAAGATACTTTTTTTTGTTGTTAATAAAATCCATAAAATACATTAGTTCTTCCTTTACACTCTCCAAACCAACAATCTCTGATAAATCATTATCAAAATTATTCTTTAGGGATTTTTTCCGTCTTTTTTTCCGTTTCTTATTTTTATCTACCAAAATACCGTGTTTTTTTAATACTTGAATAACCCACCATGAAAAAAATAATATCAGCATCAATTGTGTAAACGTTAATGAATTATTTGGTGGTGGGGGAGGAGGTACTGGTATTGGTTTACTTGAAAACCATTCAAACATATAAATATTAAAAGAGATTTTTAACTAAGTAGTTTTAATATTTATATTACATTAGCCCATTTTGTGTTGATAATTAAAGTATTCTGTTTCTTATAATGAGGTATTTTATTATTCTTCTTATGTATTTTATTACTTTTTTTTACAGATATACTTAGTTCATTATCATTTTCATGTAAAGGATTATTATATCTACTAACTGAAACGGCACATCCCATAGTATATTATATATATATAATATTATATTAATAAATTACCAGTATCTACAGCCTCTTTGGTGTCTACAGACAACATTTCTGAAACTAAACCTTTCCAATTTTTACATTTTTTCCACGGATTCCAGTTTAGATTATTTCTAGATTTACTAGGATCTCCTAATAAGGTTTCTACTTCTGTAGGTCTAAAATATTTTTCATTTATTCTAACTAGTATTTTACCTTTTGTAGGGTCATAACCTATTTCATTTACTCCTGTACCCTCCCATTTTATACTGATTCCTACTTGTAAAAAAGCTTCTTCAACAAACTCTCTTATACTATGTTGCTCTCCTGTTGCTAATACATAATCATCTGGTTTATCTTGTTGTAACATTAACCACATACCATAAACATAATCATCTGCATGACCCCAATCCCTCTTAGCATCTAAATTACCTAATTCAATATTATCTTTTCTACCCATAAGAAGATCATTAATACCTATAGTTATCTTACGAGTAACAAAAGTTTCTCCTCTTCGTGAACTCTCATGATTGAATAAAATACCATTACATGCAAATAAATTGTATGCTTCCCTATAATTTATAGTAGTCCAATAAGCAAATAATTTAGCACATGCGTAAGGTGATCTTGGATAAAAAGGTGTTGTTTCAGTTTGAGGTATTTCTCTAACTTTACCATATAATTCTGAAGTAGATGCTTGATAAAACCTTATTTTATCTGAAAATCCACTTGTTCTAATGGCTTCTAAAATTCTTAATGTACCTATACCATCAATATTAGCGGTGTATTCTGGTACATCAAAACTTACTTTTACATGACTCATTGCTCCCAAATTGTATACTTCCAATACTTCAACCTCATCAGTATTCTTTATTTTAGATAAAATATTAACAAAACAGGGAGTATCAGAAAGATCTCCGTATATTAAATGCAACCTATTATGATTATAAATATGATCAATTCGTCTTGTATTGATAGAAGAGCTTCTTCTTATTACTCCATAAACAGTATAATTTTTATCTAGCAATAATTCTGATAAATAACTACCATCTTGTCCAGTGATTCCTGTAATTAATGCAAATTTCATTATATTATTTTATAATTATTTTTTTATATAATAATATTCACATATTGATTATTTCCTAACATCACTATAATTTTCAAACAAATGCCTGCATGTTTCTTTAATACCTTGTTCAAAGGAAACAAATTGAAAATTTGGAAAATATTTTTTAAATAATGAATTATCAGCTGTTTTTTTATACTGTCCATCCGATTTTTCAGGATGAAGTCTAATA